TATCTGATGTCCCAAAATCTTTGATTCTTGTATCTTTTTCACTATGATATCTCCAATACTGATATAATTACGTGTAAAGCACCGCCAGCACTGGCCGTAACTTTGATGGCATCGCTGTCCTCAACAACCAGTGGTTGTGATAATATTTCTACAGCTGTGTTTGCAGCTATTGATAAGACACTGGTTATATTTATGTTTGAGCCAACACTAGAGTCTGTGTTTACAATATCAGCCGTCACAGCACCTCCTGATACATTACAAATACGAATGGATCTTATTATTGCCTGCACAGGTTTTTGTGGTGGTGTGGTAGATACATCAGCTGTGGGCACAGTATAAACTGTTGTCTGTGCTGTGTTTGCCAAAGCAACGCTTCTATTTTTATATACGTCACTCATCCTAAGTACCAGCTCCTTGCTGTTAATTCTTCACGTAAGTCTTGTTGATAAGTAAAGTTTAATTGGTTAATTATGTTCTCTAACTCACGAATAAGTATATCTTGCTGTTGCCTATCAAAATCATCTTGAGGTAGTGGTAGTCTTGTAATATTAATTTTTGCCATTATCTAGTTCCATCCGGTCTAATGTCTAATCTAACTGTTCCAAACCTCCAGTTTGAGTCTACGGCATTACTGGATATTTTTATATTTGCTTGTCTACCTCGGCCTCTGGTAGAAAAAAACTTCGTAGTTGAAGATGTTGTGCCTGTAAAACTTCTTGTATTTGTACTTGCTGGATAATTTGCAAATTCTATTTTTATATCAGTGCTGCCTGCTTGATCTTTAAAATCAGGTATGACACGAGAGCATAAAAATACTTGATCGCCCTCTTGTATATCAAAATCACCACTTGTAATCTGACAATCCATAGCAGCACCGTCATCGTTAAAACCATCTTCGTGCCTGTATAAAGTTGTACACCCTGCTGTTACACCTAAAATAGTTTCGTTGTTAGGAATAGAAGTTGCATCGTAATATGTTGCGTAAGGCAACGCGTAAACTCCTCGATCAACCCAAGACGTTCTTGTAAAACCAGAATTGGTATACCAAACATTTTCTAGGTAATTGTATGTAACACTTCTATCTAAAAAGTTGGAGCTTTCTGATGCATAAAACCATGTTACTTCGTTAAAGTCTGTATTAACAGCAATAGAAACTTGTCCGTTTGCTGTTGAGTTAATATCGTCAAATACAAAATCTTGCACAGTACAATCTAGTTTTTTGATTGCACCATCAAACTGATAGAAAGCTGTTTGACTCATCCAGAAAGTAACACCGTTTACATCAGCTACACAATTTGCAGAGATAGCGCCACAGTTAGCACCAATTTGGTTTAGACCAAATATAAAAGGTGGACCAATGTTGTTCAAAGCGTGTAGCGCTGTATCAGTCCAAACAAGAATAGAACCCCTTGATCTAACTGCTGCAACAATTTTAGAACCATCTTGTATTCTAAAAGAACCTGCTGTGTTTGTGCTCGCTGGTGCCCATGTTTGAAAATCTTCTTGTGAAGAAAAACGTAAAAACAAATCATCTTGAGTTGTAGCATTTCCTATAGTTGTTTCTGTTCCAAATAAAAATACGTGTCTGTCAGGAGAAGAAACCAAAACCAGTCTATTCGTTCCAGGTGCTTGTGATATTTTTACAGCTCTGTTGTTTGTGCCACTTGATAGGTCCCAACGATATAAAGCATCATCGTTTCTAATTGCTAGAAGATCCTCTCCAAACGTATCTAGATTCCAATATGTCGCCTCCAGTTCAATTGCACTTGAAGATCTTGGTGTGTTCCAAGCATCCAAGTTCCACGTTCCAGTACCCCATCCAAAACCAAAAGACGATATATTTGTCCCGGTTGTTATTTGATATTTCGCGTTCCCCGATCCACCTTGCGAGCTTGCTGTACCGCTGGCATTGCTTGTGTGAGTTACCTTGTATGTGTTTCCATCAACAATCTCTGTAACTTCAAACTCGTTATTCATGTCTAGCCCTTGTGCTGTAGAAAAAGAATCAAAGGTTACAAAGTCACCTTGTGCTGCTCCGTGAGAGCTGTGTGTAACTGTAACTATCGGTGATCCACTGGTCATGGCAAACGGACCAGTCAACGCGGCTTCTAATCTAATTGGTGTGATATCGTAAAAGACACCCTCAACATATATGTATAATTTTCTATCAGTTCCTAGTGCTAAATGTCGAACACCAGCCAAAGAAACCCAAGCTGTGCTTGCTCTTGCAACACCTGCAATTTTTTTACCTGTAACAACTTTGCTCCATCCACCAACTTTCTCTGGAAGACCTGATCTAAAACGTACATTTTTTGCATCTATCCAACGACCCTCAGCACCATAAGTTGTAGTTTGTTTATCTATTCCTGCTGCAAACTGTGCTTTAATTAAAGGCATTATGAAATCCTCTGAAATAAACCGGGTAAACTATAACCTCTTTGTACTGCGTTTTGACCTGAACCAGTTGTGAACGTTCCTGTTTTAGGAGAAGTTAAACATCTCCAACTCCCTGCAAAAGAAGCATTGCTACCGCCTTGAAAAGCACCTATACCATCAACTTTACCTCTTGCCGCATGGCCACCACCAGTATTGGTGCCACCAAAATTAACGTCAGATCCATCTTTTAAACCCAAGTTTCCAGTAGTGTAAGGAAATGTAATAACAGCACCTACACTCACACTACCAGCTGTTATATTACCGCTGGTTGATCTAAACTGAAATTCTCTTATTGCTCCCACAGCAGTTGCACTTGATGGAACAGAACTAATACCAGTCAACGCTGATCCATCAATAGCGGGCAAAGCTCCTGTTAGTTTACTTGCTGTTAGTGTAGATATTCTTGCATCAGCAAGAGTTCCTGAAGAAATATTTGAAGCATTGATAGAAGTGATGCTACTACCTGCACCACTTAAACCTACGGTAGCTGATACAGTCCCGGTAACGTTTAAACCAGAAGACGTCGTAGCTGCCTTGGCGCTGTTATTATGATATAGAGTAACAGCTCCGCCTTCTGTTGCTTGAATCATATCTTGACTGTCAGCAGCGTTACGTACATTAAGTACAGAAGCTCTCATTTCTAAAGCCCCTGTTCCTGCATCCGCTATGATAGAATCATTACCATCGTGAAATATTTTTAAATCAGCACTATCTCCAAACCTTGCTTCAACATCGTCACCAAAAGTTAGATTACCAGTCATTGTTCCGCCACCGGCACCAATAACTGCATTTAATTGTGTTTGAATATCAGAAGTTACACCATCTAAACGTTGAAATTCTTCATCACTAACTGTGCCGTCAGCCATATTTGGTGCTGCTAAACTCGTTATGTTTGTTCCTGGTATTGCGTATTTTTTTGATTCGTATGTAGCCATGTTATGTTTTAATAATAAAGTTAATAGAAATGTAAGGGTTTAAAATATCAAGTGTAGCTGTACTACCACTGAAAGAACCTGAGCCTCCGTGATTGTGACCTGAACCGCCACCAGTTCCACTTGTAGAACCAACATTAGGTGTACCTGTGGTAAACTGAGTATGATAGTCAGAAGAACCCATACCACCGTTATTACCTTTAGCCGCAGTAGGATTTGTTACTGCTCCAAATACTCCGTTTGTCGTTACAGAAGTTTCTTTCATAATGAAGTGGGTGTGACTTGGTATTTGAGATGTTGTTAGCGTGTGGTTATTTATAGTAACAGAAACAGATCCACTAGGAGTATAACTTTCAGTTGTAGAGCCACCAGTTGCTCCAAGAGCATATGTTCCTGATTTACCTATTGCCATTCTGTTTTGAAAGTTTGGTAAATTAAAAGTACTAGAACCATCACCAACCCCATGTGTAGTTCCAACCAATGCAAACAAAGCACTGTAAGTTGAACGTGAAACAGCTGCGCCATCACAACCTAAATAACCTGTAGGTATATTAGCCATCGCAGCAGCCCAAGGTAAAATCATTCCTGTTGCCACTGTAAAAGCTCCAGCTGCAGCTAGCTTAGAATCAATTTGAGTTTGTAAGTCTGATGTTACACCATCCAAACGTTGAAACTCTGCATTACTGACAGTTCCGTCTGCGATGTTTGGTGCTTCTATCGGTACCGCATATCTTCTGGACTCGTACGTTGCCATACTATTTCTCCGTTATTTTCCAGCCGTGAGTATTTCCTGTAAATACAATCGTAAATGCAGCTCCTTCTGTTGAAACTGTTCCGTTTGCTGTTGCTCCAAATATTTTTTTACCATTTGGATTTATTGTTAACGCGTTTGTATCGAAATTATCTGCAACATCCATAAAAGAAATCTCATCTCCAACAGCTGGAGCTGCAGGTAATGTTACTGTAATTTGGTTACTGCTAGTATCTATAAATAATTTTTGTCCACCAAAAGCATTTGCAGTTGCTGCCGTTATTGCTGTTGCTGACCACCCTGAACTTGTTGTTTGTAGTGGATACCAGTTAGTTCCGTTGGTTGCTAGAAGAACTCTACCACCAGGTGCAATACTAATAGTATTACCAGATGGACCTAGTCTCATGGTGATTGTACCATCAGTTGTTCCGTCATTTATGATAAATTGAATTCTCTCTACCGCAGGAACTTGAATAGTTTTTGCAGCAGTAAAATTATGAAACCTAATCGCTGCTTGTCTAACTTCGTTGTTAGCTGCAGTCACTGGTCCGTCTGTATGCGTAAGCGTAACCGTAGAGCCTGCTGATCCTAAATCCTTTGAATATACTCCTGATATAGACTCTTCAAAAGTATTACTAAATGTATTGTTTGTAGTGTTACCCCAAGAGTTTGCTTGTTCTCCACTACCAATTAATTCTATTTTTAATCTAGTCGAATAACTTGATGCCATTATGCTGCTTCTCCTTCAATTGTTCCAGCCCCCGATTCATCTACCTCAGTCCAAGAGCTTCCACCTGCTCCAGTAGTATCTACAGAAGTTAAAGGTATCGTAGCTGTAGTTGTATCATCTACATCACTAAATGTAAACGTAGAAGTTGTGCCTACAGCAGTTGTCAAGGAATTTCCTGATACATTTACACCATATCCTTGTCCTACACTATTTACGGATAAAGTCGCGGATTGTCCAGAAACAAGAGCATTCCAACCCGGTATTACTGAGTTTACAGAAGCCGTCATTGACAGGCCTGATACAGCAGCAACTGGAGCTAGTTTTACTTTTACACCCTCGATATCAATGGTATTACCCATGGCCAACCCGTGAGTAGTACAATAGTATCTTATAGTTTCAAATGTATTGAAAGGCACAGTAAACGCTACATTTGCTCCTGCTTGACCAGGTGTGCCGGTTACGACAACTCCATCTGTAATAGGAACACCAGCCGTTGTTATAAATCTGAGCGGATGTGTTGCATTTGTTTCATTACTCTGATCAAAAATGTATCTTCTACCCTTCACTAAATTCAATGTAGGTTTTTGCACACCATCAATAACAAAAACATTTCCATATCCACCAACATTTACTACAGTAACAACTTTTGTTACGTCTGCTGCCGGCAGTCCTGTAACTTGAGAAGTAAGAGCAGAAGGAGCTGTTATTCCTGGACCTAGTGCAACAGTTCCAACAGAACTTGTCAGACTGTTTCCTGAAACAGTCAGTAAAGAAGTACCACTAACTGACTGCACTCCTGATGTTGCAGACGTTAAACTAAATCCTTGTTGTTCTTTTAATACTCTTCCTGTTTCAGCTCCAAGACTTATAGTCATTCCCAAACTGTTTGCTGGTAAATGAATTGTACCATCAGCAATAACTGTAGGAGAGTTCAATGCAATGGTCGCACTTTGACCATTCACTTGCATCTGTGTATTTATGTTAACACTACCAAGACCTACATTTAAACTAAAGCCGTTTACAAAGTGAGTTTTCTGTACTGAGTATGCATTAGATAAAGTTAGTGTAAGCGATTGACCTGTAGGTGTAACTGTAATTACGCTTGCTGATTCACCGACATCTCCGAATGGTGCCTGTCCAAATGCGGTTGCTCCGAAAAACATTATTTAGCCTTCTTTAGTTCTTCGATTTCAGCTTTTAAATCCTTTATTGCTTCGATAAGTAAACCAACAGTGTTTTGATATTTCATCACGTGAACATCGTTTAATTCATCTGGATTAATATCTGATCTTAAATCTGTAACAGTTACTAACTCAGGTACAACTTCTTTTACCTCGTTAGCAATAACACCTATCTCTCTAACTCCTGTTTGTTTTCTTGTGTATTCAACACCTCTTAATTTACATACTTTATCAAGAGCATTGTCTATTGTTTGAATATTGTCTTTTAAACGAATGTCGGAATAGGCTGTGACGTTCCCGTTAAATGTACCATTTCCAGAGCTATCAATAGTAAGAGTATTAGTGCCACTTCCATTTCTTGCAATCCAACTGGTGTTATACTGGTGATACATACTACTAGAATGGTGTTCTATTTTACCCACAAGTTCACCAGACCAGTTAGCGCCATTAACGATTTCTATTCTTTGGTCAGCAGCAACTTGTACTCCATTAGCATTTGTTGAAAATTTAGATGAGCCATTGTGAAACAGAACAACACTACCACCTTCAGTAAATGTTGCCATACTTGCTAAACCACCAGCAGTTCCAATAGTAAATGCATTTGACCTTACTTCTAAACTACCAGTGCCAGCGTCATCCATAATAGTTTGTGCGCCATTATGGTAAATTTGAAAATCTGACCCTGCACCAAATATAACTTTTCCGTTGTCTGGTAATTTAACATCACTACCTACTACCAAAGCACCAGCAGCAGACATGTCAAGTGTAAGGGCTGTTATTTCAGATCCACCATCATTACCTCTAAACTGTATATCTTTATCTTGAACCATTGATCGAATGTACATATCATTCGAATCATTTTCGATTCTACCAAACTCTGTTCCACCGGTGGTGAATGTAAATGTATCGCCTGACCCATCAAAACCACTTGAAGTGGTTGCAAATTTTGCTGTGCCATTGTGATGAAGAGTAACTGCTCCTGAAGGATTAGCAAGAATACTGTTTGTGGCATCATCTGCACTCCTAATAGTATAGTTGTCAGACCTAAATTTTAATGCACCTGTATTATTAACAATATTTGAGTTAGTAGTGTCGTGAAAAATTTCTAAATCCCCACCTGTAGCATCTCCTACTTCTATCTTAATATTATCTCCAAGGATTAAATCGCCAGTCATTGTGCCACCAGCTTTTGGTAAAGCGGCATTAGCGGTAGTGGTTGTAGAAGTTAATACTGAATCTCTTGCTGAAATATCTACGCCGTCAACAGTTTCTGAACCTGACATAGTTATATTAGCACCACTAAGAACTAAATTACCTGACATAGTTCCGCCAGATTTTGGTAAAGCGGCGTTTGCTGTGGTTGTAGTAGAAGTTAATACGGCGTCCCTTGTAGCGATGTCTACGCCATCAACCGTGCCACCGACAGTTAAGTTTCCAGCAATGTCTGCGTTTGTACTATTATCTTCTATGACAGCCTTGGATGCAGGTAGTGTACAAAATACGTCTTTTGTACCTGCTCCAAAATCAACAGCACTATCAGAGTTAGAACTAGAAATAATTGTTGTACGTGAAAGGGTATCAGGTGAAGCATCAGTAACTGTTCCGACACCTATCTCAAAAGCAGAACCACCCTGTGCCTGAATACAATAGTAAGTTGTGTTACTATTACCTATTCCTGCTACAAAAGTTTCAAAACCAGTCTCAGCTCCAGCAAGGTTAATTGTACCAGTGCCTGTGCTTGTGGTCGTCTCTTTGACTCTATCATTTACGACGAAGGCCATTTATCCTCCTATCCTAATCTGATGATCTCTGATCCACCACCCGCTGTAGGGAATTGAATTGTAAATGTACCATTGGAAGCTGTAAAATCACCACCAAACGCCAACACAACAACAGCATC